TGGTCATGGTTATTCTCGGTCATCCATTTACCGTAAACCGTGAATAGCATTTGCGCTGACGAATGGCCCATCTGGTGCGCAACGAAATTTGGGTTCGCTCCGGCGACCAGTGCCCAGCACGCATATGTGTTCCTGGTTTCATAAGACCGTCTTTGTCGGACGCCTGCACGACGCAGGGCAGTGCGCCAGGCTGAATTAATGGATCCGGGGACGTAGCACATCGTCTTCTTACCGTTCATTGAAGTAATGGACGGCGAGAATATAAAGGTGCATTCATCGGTTCTCTTTTTTTTGTATTCCCGTAGGCTGACGCTTACCTTGTGGGATGCCATCATTCTGGTCAGTGGCATTTGCGCCTTGAGGGCATCAATTGCTGGCTGGGTCAGCTGTATTGTTCGAATCCCGGCGTTGGTTTTTGGCAGGGTGAAGTTTCCCTTCAGGGAATAGTTCCGTGACACTGTAACAGTCCAGTTGACAGTATCCACATCTTCCCAGGATAACGCGCTTAGTTCGCCATGCCTGACGCCTGTATTTACCGCAAAGATAACCATATTCTGAAACTGTAGCGTTGGGCAGGCCGCAACCACTCTCTGATACTCATCAGAAGTAAGAGGATCTGGAATGGGTCTTTCTTTTGCGAGAGGGGTAATACCTGCCATCAGATCGGTTTTCAGGTAGCCACTTTTGAAAGCAAAGCTCAGCATCCCGCCAAGGCATGCCATATAGCTATTGACTGTAGGAACGCTTCTTCCCTTTTTGGGTGGATGATTTAGGCCATGTCTGGTCTTCTGCCAGCCGTTCAGTAGCTCCTTCCTGGCACTAAGGATATCTTCAGTGTTCAGGCTGCCGATATACCTGTGCTCACCAATTGTTTCGATAGTGGTTGTGAGGTGGCAATCGTAACGCCTCAACGTCCCGAGGCTAAGCTCCATCTCCTTAAGCCCAAGCCATTTCGATTTCAGTTCAAGTAGTGAGATTTGCTTTCTGACAGTGCTGAATTTCTCTGCGTTCGATGAATCAGGGAATTGCGAGGCATAATTGAATGTGCCTGTCTTTATCGCAAAGCAGACTGAAGCCCGAAGTTCGCCTGCCATTTTCCTGTTTTTTGGCGTGTCAGGAACGCCGAGATTTTCCCTGACACGCTTCCCCTGATATATGAACCATATGCGTAACGATTCGCCATGAACCTCTACGCCTGTTGGGTATGCTGCCATAATCATTCCTCGTTTGATGTGCCAAAGGACATTTAAGCAGATATTCTCCGGCGTTTCGCTGGGCTTTGGTGCTCGATCCAGTGGTTTATCTCATCGCGGTTATACATGATTGGGCTGTTTTGCTTAGGTGCCATATCAGGGGCAACATGGCGATAATGCTTTCCCTCCATCCAGGTAGACCGGCGGGCATGCTGAATCATGTGCTTTGACATGCCGGTTGTCGCAGTTAAAAGTTCCTCTGTGACCCATTTATTCGGTACCAACTGAATAATGTCGCTCATGGTTTTCTCCAGGCAAAAAGAAGCCGCCCGTAGGCGGCAATAACATCAAGGGATGTGAGGCAGTGCTTTCGCACCCAATAGCCAGCTCATAACTGGCTATCAGTTGCGACATGGTTTGATGTGGAGGCGCGGCTCCCCGTCTTTCGGTTCCGGCCACTGGCGCGCCATATTCACCTTCAGCTTTTCTTCCAGCGCCGCGGTGATTTGCTCATCGGTGATACCGGCGCGCCGCTGCGCGTCCCAAAGCAGGAACTGCATATCAGCCCATTCACTTAGGTCGGCAGGATCGGCAGCAGCTTCCAGCGCCTCTTTCGAAAGGTGCTTCAGAGGTCCGATGGGGCCGACATTGCCGAAGGTCTTTTCTGACCATTCAGCGTGGCGCCGCCGGATCAGGTTTCTGGTGAACTGCGATTTCTTCGATTCGTAAGGTTTCACGCTCTCTCCTCATGCCGCACGCTGGGCGCGCAGCTTCTTCAGGTGTTCTGCTGTTTCTATTTCTTCGGCGATCCGCTCAGCCTGTGCTTTGGTCAGCGGTTCAAATTCGTGTTGAAAGCGGCCCATGCTGGCGATGCACGTGCGACCGTTGCGGATGTAGTGGATGACTTCGTGGGTAGCGCGGAGGATTTTGCAGGGCACGCCGTGGGGATCGGCATACCAGGTATTAGGCTGTATTATCCTGAACATTGGCTGGCTCCTGCATCATGAGGAAGACAATCATTGCGGCACGAAGTGGGTTATCGTTAAAGCTATATGCATCGTTTGGATGAAAAGCCTCGGCCCCCCAACCGCCTCTTTTGTCCGCTTCGCTCATTGCGTAAATGCTGATTTTATTTGCGGTGATAATCGGCCATGCATCTGCCGGGTTATTGCACGGATCGAAGAATTCCCACTTTCCATCCCTGACAATTAGGACGCCTCTTCCCGTCATTGAACCAATTAGTCTTGAAGCTATCTGAACCTTTCGATTAACTTCCTTATCACTCAACTTGCTGTAATCCATCAAATCCCCCTCTGCTTATTCCTCAATTCGATGACGCTCTGGCAATCCGCGCAGGTCTGGCAGCCAAGAACGGCAGCGCGCCGCGGCTCGGGAATCGGTTCGTCGCATTCTTCACAACGCTCAGCTGATACGGCGTTACGGTCGATGCGGTGAGCGGAAAGGGCAGCGTTACGCTGAAGCTCTTCAATCTCTGCTGCGGTATCGATGATATCGGCCATGGTCAATGCTCCCGGAACTGTCGGTTAATTCGGTTGAAGGTGAACGCCAGCAATAAAAAAGGAGCCTTAAGCTCCTGGGTGATTAGTTCCTTCATGCTGCACCGCCTTCATTCTTCTCGGCTTCGACCGCCATCTGCTCAAGCCGTCGCGATAGCTCGGCGGCCAGCGTCTGGAATTCTTCCTCGGTCGCCACAGGAATCGGCACAAAGAGAATCCCGATGTGTGCGAGGTGGTTGGCGATTTCGAGGCTTTTTCTCAAATCAACGGGGGAGGCTCTGTTCATGCGGCGCGCTCCGCCATTATTTCGGCCTTCTGCTCGTCGTTGAGCATGTCGTCAGAGACGATCGCCACACGGTTGCTGGCACTCCACGATACTGGAGCACTTTCTTTCAGCGCCTTATTCAGCGCCTCAGCAGCATCGCGCACAGCTTGCGGCAAACAGTAATAGTCATCGCCATCAGGCATGATCTCCTCGCAGTGCTGCTCCAAGTCGAACTCAGGCGGATAGTTAGGCTCGCAGATCATTAACTGCAACTCACTGGGCAGCAGGGAGTGCTCATAGCAATAGTCTGCCAGCGACTCAGCGTCGAAAAAGTACTGGTCATCATCAAAGATAACGAGCGGCTCTCCGGTCCATACCGCGCGCTCAAAGGTGGCGAACTTCGCCTGTCGGCTTTCGCGGTGGCATTCTTCGCAATAGCCATGAGTGCTATGAATAGGGTGCTCATCAGGTTTGTTTTTACACTTGCGATGAGTAGCGCCGCACCAACGCGCCTGGTGTTCGTCTTTTCCCCAGAAACGGCCTTGTCGGTCTACCCAACCAGTTACAGTCTGGATGCTGGCCGCTTCATCGCTGTCCATCATCACGATTTTTTCAGTTTTCATATTCATTGTTCGGCTCCAAACCGTCCATTAAGGCGGCCAGTTTTGACGACGAACTCCAGGAGGCTAACTCCCAGAGCTTCAATTTTCTTGTGATGCTTGTTGATGATTGGAGGCACCGTTTCGTTCCAGTTTGGCTTTGGCTTCTTGCGCATGGCTTGCTGGATTTCTTCGGTGCAGCGGCGGCAGGCGGCGCGGATGGCGTTGTCTGTTTCTGGCGTCATGCGGCCTCCGTTTTCACAACATCAATGGCGCAGCCTGGCAGAAATTTTCTGGCTGCTAACTCGTTTTCATGCGGAAAGTTAAGTCGCGCATATGCGCCGAATAGCTCTCGAGCAGATTCATCGTAAGCATGAGCAGCCTCTTCAGCCGAACGGTAGTATCCAAGGTGGCGGCGCTCACGGCCTATTGTGATATTTGCACGGTATGGTTTTGATAAGTTTTTAGACCGAGATACGCCTTTATATCCCGTTAAATTCGCTCTGCTTAACTCTCGGTTGTGCTGGTTCTGATTTAGCGTAGCCAGACGCAAATTGGACCATCGGTTATTCGTACCGTCATTATCAACATGATCGATGTGATACTTTGGCCATTCACCTGTCACCATCAGCCAAATGAGGCGATGCGCGCGATAGAGGCGACCAATCCTAACTTTGACGTAAAGCTTTCTACCGTTTCCACAAACCGAACCAGCAACAGTACCTGGCTGCACTTTTTTGCGACATGTCTTCCAGGTCAGCAGCCCTGTTGTGGGGTCATAATCCAGAAGCTCTCTAACCATTTCGACAGTTAATTCAGGGCAGTTTCTACTCGGCATTTTCATATCTCCCAGGAACAAGCTTCACATCGCCATCAACTTCATTCCCCCAAGCACCCCAACCTGGCGCCGCGCTGCGGCTAAACAGCTCAATGCGCGGCACATCGCCGTAAAGCAGCTCCAGCCGGTGGCGAACTTCCCACGGCTTTTCGCTGTGCGCGCCGAGCGGGCTGTAGACCACCTGCTTAATCCCGGCGTGCTTACGTTCCAGCCCAGCGCCGCGGGTGGCAATCAACAGGTCTTCGGTATTGGCCCGGGTGTGGTTGCCGCCGTTCATGCGTGTCTCGGAGTTCAGAAGATCGAGGAAGTCGTAAAAGTCGGTGATTTCACCCTCGGCCAGCGCCTTGTTAATGCGCAATTCCGCGTTCTGATTCAGCTTCACCCAGGTAAAGCCCTTCATGGTGCGAACGGTAAAGCCCCAGGCCTCGGCCAGTTCTATCGCCTCCTGGTTATGCGTGCCGGTGTACCACATCGCCAGCACCGCGTTTTCGGCGGCTAATTCCCACACTGGCAGGCGCTTGATGTCGATTAGCTTCATGGTGGAGTAGTGATCGGCAGCGGCGCCGTTGCTGATGGTGTTGCCGTAAGACCAGGGAGGATCTGCATAGATAAGGGAGTATTTTCCAGTCATTACGAAACCTCACTCACAGAGTCCATAACGGGACGAGCAAACAGATGTATCCATGCTAGCTTTCACAAGGTCATACACCTTTCCTCCTCTCCCTGTTTTTGCCCACTCTAGGACTTCATCAACTCCAGGGGTGTTCATTCCGCCGCGCGGGCCATAGAAGCCAGACCATTCAACTCGTTCAACATCAGGTGTAAGTCCATATAGTTGCACTTCCCTCCCCAGAGGAAGGCTGAACTGCTTCATCCACCTTTGGCTTATTTCACCTACGCTCATCCAGTGAACCCAGCGACTGACAAGGCGAACCTTTAGCTCCCACTGCCTGTGCTTTTCGATGTATTCAGGCCAGCGAGCTGCCGTCTCAGCTATTTCCTCTTTATTGCACAGCACGCAATTCATGCACCCGACGCGGGCAGCTCCTTGC